ACAAGCTAGTAGCATAGCCATTGTAGATCGGGAACATGCGGGTAGAACCAGCAAATACACGACCACCAATCAGGTTAACTGGCTTTAGACCGTAAGGGGCCGAAACTGTAGGATAAGCCATTTAAATCTCCTAATTATTTAATTACCAGATCCAAAGCTTACTGTTGACTTCCGTTCCATAAAGAGCGGCATTCTTGAGTCGCTTTGGCGCATTAAATTATTGTCCACAGCCTCTGCCTGTTGAGATGTTTGTTTAGCTTCGTAGTCCATACGTTGCTGCACTAACTCTTCAGGGATTTTGCAGAGCAATAACCCGCCAATCTCGATATTGTCTTTATATTGACCTTCACGAGCGGCTAGCAGTTGATATTTGGGTTGCTCGTCTACATGAACTGGTTCCCATCCTTCACGATATTTCGCAGAAATATTGCGAGGATCGGCACTATTTAACATAGATACTCGAATCCAACGATACGCAAACCCCGGTTGTTTGTCCGGCTCAGGTAAAAGTTCAGGTGGCATCCACTGCTTGGGACGCTCTGCAAATTCACGGGTTTCTAATTCTCTAGTACTGCTCTTTGGTGCGTTAGCCATGTCAGGCCTCCATTCTTAAAAGTTCTTTAACGTACTGCTCTGGGGTAAGTCCAAGCTTCTTCGCTATAGCAACTTGCGAAGTTGTCAACCGGACTTTCTTAGGCGCTGTCGTCCTACTTGCCGGAGCTACTACGTTTGGTTTTGCTTTAGGAGTGTCTTCTTTTTGCTTAACCTGTACTTCTGGTTCTCCAAATTCCTCTGGAAAACGTTTACGCATTGTTTCGTCTAACTTTGCATAATAATCATCTGAGCCAATAACTACACCTTGGCGTTTGAGTTTTTCGTGTAACCCAAGTGCCGAAGCTGTCATTTCCTCGTCCTGTCCGAACCAAGGATTGTTCTGTTGCCACGCCATAACTTTATCATCAGGACGTGCAACTTGAGGCTCCTGTTGTCTTTGTACCTCAAAATTGCTTTCTTGTAAAGGGGGTAGCTTAAAACCTTTGATTTTTTCAAGGCTCATTTGGGCTTTAGTCAGCTCTTCTTGAGCTTCTGCCAGCTTTTCTGAGTCTCCTGCTTCATAAGCTTCTTTGTATGCCCGCTTCGCTTCTTTTACCAAAGCTTTCGCAGAATCTTTTTTAGCTTCTTTATACTCTTTCTCTCCTTCAGTCAGAATAGCCTTGATGCGCTTATTCTCTTCATGGAGTCGTTGAGCTGTTTCAAGGGCGGCATGACGTTCACGTTCTGCAGCTTCTTTAGCACGGCGCTCATCGTTCCAGATACGCTTCATCTGGATCATTTTGTCCTTTGCTTCTTTGCTGTATTTGTCTAGTTCATCAACCTCAACCTCTAAAGCTTTTACTTTTTCGGGGTCAGCAGGGGTGCGACCACGGTCTTCTTCTGGGGTATCATCCTCGATTTCAATATCAATTTCTTGGACGGGATCTTGTTCGATCTCGACCTTTTGTTCGATTTCATCGGGGAATTTAAATTCTTGTGTTTCTGCCATTGTCCGGCTCCTTAAATAAATTTACGGGTAATTCCACGAGGGTCTTGTACGACTGCCTCTACAGAATCATCGTTAATGATGCGAAACTCACGCCCATGAATTACCAAACGAGTACCAGCATTGGGGCGAGTTAATACAAAATCGCCTTCTTGACAGTATGGTCCGGTTGGAAAGCGGTCTGTGTCCTTGTAACAATCTGGACCCATTTTGACCACAAAAAGTACCGTAGTTAAGAGTTCGTCTACTCTACGGGTTTCATCCGACTTAATAATTCCACTATCGAATGCTTCTTCCGCTTCAGGAATAGCGCATAAAATGCGATAACCCTTTGGGATTGGGAGTTGTGTTGCTTTGTCCTCATCCTTTTTGTTCAGGACTTGGGATAAATCTACTGCTTGTGCTACGTTTAAGTCATTCATCGTCCGAATGCTCCATTCTTTGTTTAAGGTCTGTTATGTATTGCCGTGCTGTAAGAAGACCTCTAATCTCACCACACGTTCTTTGGTAGTCACCAAAATCTTTGGCTTGTCCGCCGCTAATCCAATTACTTAATTGCGCTACTTTTTTGTCTATGTCGTCCCATAGATTTTCAAAAGCGTCCATTAATCACCTTTCTTTTTAGTTTCCTTCTGTTTATCCATCATTTCCCTTTGAATCTTCACGTCTAGATGATTTTTAAGGGCATCTGCCATCAAATCTTGCTTATGATGTTCGTCATCTTTCAAATGTGTGCTGACATGCTTGAATGCTTCAAGTCCAACCTTAGCGGCAAGCTCAGTTTTGTCCTTTTGTTGCTCCATAGCCATCTTAACTGCGTCCATTTTGACGTCCATCGCTTGTTTTTCACCCTGTAAACGGGTCTGAGTAGCAATTCTTTCCCGTTCAATCTGCTGTTGTTGCTGTCTAAGGGCAATATCAGCCTGATCTTTCTGGGCTTTACGCTGTTGCTCTTGCATTTTGATCTGCATTTCTTGTTGTTGTAGCTGAACAAGTGGGTCTTGAGCCTGTTGTTGCGCTTGTTGCTGGGCAACTTGCTGTTGATTTTGCTGTAACAACTGGGTTGCAGCCTGAGCCAACAACGGTGCGAGGCGAGCTTCGACCTGCGGATTCATGTGAACCTCTTCGCCGTACTCGTCTTCCATTGGAGGCAGGTTCATTCCAAGCTTTTGCTCGATCTCTACACGGTATTGCCAGCCCAAATGCTCGTTGATGTGAGCCATCATTGCACCCTGAAGCGCTTGCGCTTGGGGATTTTGCCCCAACAACTGAGCAATCTTAGGATCTTGCATCGCTGACATATGCACAGTGATGTGTGCTTGGTGGTCTTGATACGCAAAAGCCTTAACTGGCTTGCCCATGAGTATGTTCTGGTTTTCGGTGACCGGATCTTCTGGTTTCTGGTCTTCTGGCAACGGTATGAGTTTGTTTGCATTTTTGATTCCAATGACTTCAATCATCTGACGGTGCAACAGTGGCATGTTGTAGTACTGAGGTGCAGTCTGTGCCAACTGTAAAGCAGCCTGATATTGAACAATCTTCTGCGCTAATGTTGACGCATTAGGATCGGATACTGGAATTACATCAACATTTTTATAATCAGACTTCCGTGCTTTAGGGCTTCCAGTTTCAGGATCATAGTCATATTCACCGGGAGCGTTGTCTGCAATGATTTCTTTGAGTAACTTAAGTTCTTGTTTTAAGCTGTAGTGGATACGAGCTTGAACTGCGGACATAACCTTAAGTGTACGTTCCAAGATAGCCAAAGTAGTTCCGACAGGAGCGGCTGCCGACATATCTGAGACTTGTAAATCTGCTGTGTTTGCAAAGCGTCTTCCTTCCTCTACGATTGTATTTAACAAAGAATACAAGACTTGGCTTGGCTCTTTGTATGGGAGTGGCATGATGTTATCTTTCATCGCACCACTTGGAACATCTACGTCACGGAACTCACCGGGAGCTATTGGTGTGTCATCCCCTTTGACCCGCAAACCACGGGTCTTAAAGCCACCCGGCAGATTCGATAGGGATCCTGCATCGACCAACTGACGTATGATTGAAGTGCCAGATTTAGCATAAGCACCGATAAGATGGATAAGACCAAAAGCGTAAAAGCCAAAACCGGGAATATAGCTATAGTGGACGAGGTGCGTTCTCTTTTGATAGGTTTCATCGCCTTCCTTCCAATTTCTACGAATGGCTAAAATTGTTCCTGTAGATTTTTCAATCGTGACTACATATGGCAAAGCCATGCCAGTCATCTCACCGTCTTGTGTATGTTCAAATCCAGATAAATCTAAGTTGGTTTGAATTTCTAAAATCTTAAAGCGGTCATCTTGAAAAGCCTTAAAGCCTAACTTCTCAGCAATCTTCTTCTCAACTTCATCAAGGACTGACTCTGGTTCGCCTAAGTCAACNTCTCGATAGAATCCAGATAACTGAAGTCTCTTTAGGTCATGCTCAGTCTTTCTCATTACGTGAGTTACACGTTCTGCAGATTGAAGATCAGGAGCGCCGTATGGGACTACAATATCTTCGGCAGGTACGTATAACGCTACCTGACGTTTCAGGATAGGATCTTCATAGACCTTTTTGAATGCGTTACCTGCCAATCCCAAGCCCCATAACATACGCTCAGTCTCTGGGCGGTATTCTGACATTACTTCGGTCAGTTCGTAGTTCATGTCGTCTTGGACACGCTGGGCGGAATCTTTTAATGCGGGCGTTTCTTTACCGATGATGTGGGTTCTTACAGGACCTTGTGCTGGGAAGATAGCCATCATTGTTTCGGCTTGGAACTTGACTAAAGCTTCAGCTAACATAGGATGGTAGACGCCACAAGCGCCTTCCCAAGGTTCAGACCGTTC